CAGCAGCAGCCTCAGGAGCTAACTTCTCTTCCCCCTTCATTATCGCATCCATTTCAGCGTTTAATTTATCTACATCATCCGTGCTTACACTATCGCTAGCAGCTAAACTTTCTTGTTCTTGTCTAGCTTCCTTTCTTACTCGGTCTATTTCTCGTTCAGCTTTCTGTTTTGCTTGTACTGCTTTTTGCACCTCTTCCCGCATTTCACCTAAAGCGATGTCATTTTCCATCATTGATTTACTAAGAGACTTATTTGATTCACTAAGAATACTTATATCACTATCTCTTTTTTGAATTATTTCATTACGTTCTTTTAGTTCATTCGTTAAGCTGTTCAAAGTGTCCTCACTTTTTTTAAGTCTTTTCTGACAGTTTGAAACTTCAGCGTTTAAAGCTGATTCCATTTGTGTTTTATTTTGCTTTAGGACCTCCAAGGCTTCTTCTTTTTCTTTTATGGTCGCTGTGCTTTTCTCAATGTGTTCATTAAGTGTTTGAGAAAATGTTTCAGTATCCTGTGATGCTTTAGCTTTTAACCCCTCGTATTCTTCTTGTAAATCACTTATTTTACTATCTATACACTCTGTTACCCTTTGACTACTAGTACGTTCTGCTTCTTCTTTTTCTTGTTTTAACTTCCTTTGTGAAGCGACTAACGTTTCAATCTGTTCTCTTAATGAGCTTGCTTCATTAGTAGAAGAAGTTTCGGTTTCAGTCATTTCATCCATTTTTAGTTTTAACCTTTTATTTTCCAACTTAATAGTATTGAGTTTTTCTAAACATTCGTCACGTTCTGCTTGTAGAGATTGAATAAGTTCCTTTGTTTCTAAAACTTCTTTTTTAAGGCGTGCAATTTCATCTTTACAATCTTTTAGGTCTTTTTCCAGTTTTGCTATCATCCCTTTAAAGTCATTCTCTAATTCAAGCAGTTTGGCACCTGTTTTATTTAAATACTCTACACTAATAGAGTCTATTTGAAGCGTCTTTTCAGCGTTTTCATTTTTCAACTCTTCTATCATGGTCCTCATATCTTCAACCGTACGAAGGGCTTGATCATAGTTTTCTCTATTATCACTAGACTCTCGTAAAATTTCTTCTTGATATTGAAGCAGGTTTGTAATATATTCCTGGCGTTTATCAAAAGCAGCTTTTAGTTTATTGAAATCTTGAGCGGTACTTTCTAAATTACTTTTTTCACTAACCGCAGCATTCAGATGTTCTAGATTCTTCTGTTTTTCTGCTTGGAGTTCTTCGATTTCGATTTTATGTGTTTTTTTCATTTGTTCAAGATTTTTACTAAGAGCGTCGTGCTCAGCCTTATATTTCTCTTCCAAGACTTTAATCTCTTTTTCTTTTTCAGCATTCAATCTTTGAACTTCTCTCTCCAACGCTTCCCTCCCATCTTTGGTGGCCTCTGCCGCCGCCGCCGCCGACGCCGCCGCCGACGCATCATTAGCCTTCTCTTCTAGTGCTCTGATTTCAGTTTTATGTGTATCTTCCAAGTTTCTAATTTTTTCATTCGCTTCTTCTACCTTTGCGTCGATTCTGCGTTGCGCCGACGCATCTGCATTTGTTGTTAGTCTACGGATTTCCTCTTCATGTCTCCTTTCCAATTCTCTATTTTGTTGAGCGGTCTCTTTCAGAGCCGAGTTCTGCTGTTCTTGTAGTCTACGGAGTTCGTTTTCGTGCTGAACTTGTAGACTAATTAAATCTTTTTCATATTCTTGTTCTATTTCCGATTGCCTGTGTCGTTGTTCTTCATTTGCCAGTTGTAAACTCTCTACTTCTGCCAAGGTTCTTTCACGTTTTGAATGTAGTTGGTCGATTTGTCGCGCATGTCTTTTCCGTAGCTCATCAAGGTTCCTTACATTTTGTTTTTCTACCGTACGCAGAATATATTCCAAGCGGCTACTTTTAGCTCTTTCATTTTCTAGATCACGGGATTTAGATTCAAAATCCTTACCTAGCTTATGAGTAAATATCCGTTGTTTATCTAAATCACGTAATAGTTCTCTATTACTGGTTTCCATAAAATTCGCATGATTTGTCGTAGCTTTTTCACGCGTCTCAAGACTCAAAATATTTTGTTTCGCCCGTTCTAATGATTTTTTAAGTGTCCCAAAGTCTTTATCGGGGATAGAATTAGAAATTTCTAAAAGTTCAGTTAATTCTTTATGTATTTCAGTAGAATTTAACAAAAATATAACCTTATCCCGTATGTTTCCAGATACTACGTATTTTGTTTGTAATGCGTTAAGTACTTGATGAGCAGCACTAACTCTTTCATTTCTGTCAGAAGACTCTTTGTACCTTAAATAATCCTTTAATTTTTTATTTAATTCACTTACATTACTATAATTATTTGTTTTATCTAAAAGTTGTTTATTCATATCGGTGAGTTTTTTGTCATATGTCTGTTTTTCTATATCAAATTTTTCTGTTTTCCTTCTTAATTCTTTTATTATTTTCAGTGCACCCTGAGAAAAAATTTTAAAGGTCTGTATTTTTTGTTGAAATAGACTGTTAGATAATTCAACCATAATTCCAACTTTTTTATTGTAATTGCTGGTTTTTTCATATTCCGATTCAAACTTTGAAATAGTATCAGTTATTTCTTTTTCCATGCGTTCATAATCATGATATTTGTTAATGGATAAAGCATACGTTTTAAATGGTTCGATATCAGATATTTGTGCATCCCTAATTTTTTGAAAAATAGGTTGTGTTTGACTTCCACCATTTAATTTTTGTTTGGCACCACCTTTTCTAGAGGGAGTGGTATTTATTAAATTATCTATAAGAGTTTGAAGAACTGTATCATCACCGTCTCTAGACCATCCTTTATGAATATTAGGATTTAGAATATCAAAACGAGTTTGGTCTCCTTCCTGGATAGCGAGTTGAGCCTTAATCAAATTTTCAATATCATCAAAATTATCAGTTTTTATACTGCGACCAGGTTTATGTAAAGCAGGAACCTTGGAAAGGACTGAATTCCCTAATCGATCATTTAATAAAAAATAATTATCTACCTTAAAACCGTCATACGGATTTTTAGTATTTTTCATTAACATTTTTATAATGTAAAGGAGAAGTGTATTAAAATTTTTTTTAACTGTTTCAGCAGGGTCTGTTTGTGTAGGAATTACATACTCATCATCTTGTACAATAATAGGATAAATAGATTTAGAATCACCAACCCGTATATTTTTCATTTATATTTGTATATTATAGAAAAATATTAATATTTAATTATATTAATAATGTGTGAAGTTAGTAAAATGCCTATTAATATAAATTCAAAAACAATTGAAGGTAAGACGTATAATGAAAATTTATTATCTTTAGATTATCAGGATAGTATATGTAATGTAAAAAATATGTGTTCTTATTTGTTATTACCTTATGATAATACAGATAATAGGCAAGTTATATTTGATAATAAAAAATATACATTAAAAAATATAAAAATATTTAAACCATCTTTACATAAATACGATGGTATAGAAACAGAAGGAGAGATACTATTAAATCATAAGGGTGGAAAGGGTAGTTTAAAAATTTGTGTACCTTTAGTAAAGACTAGTAATAAAAATAATGAAAATAATACTCTAAAAGAAATATTTAGACATAGTATTTCTAAAGCACAATGTGATGGGGAAAGTATTACAGTACATAATATAAAACTAAATGCAAATTCTTTTGTCCCTAAATCTGAAGGATATTATTATTATAAGACAAATAATCTTATGGACGAAGAATGTAAGTGTGTAAATAATATTTGTGGCGAAGAAACAAATGTAATAGTGTATCATAAAAATGATGGATATGTAGGTATATCTGATGACAGCACAGTTGCATTAGATAAATTAATAAATAAACATAATCACATGATAAAAGAAGCTACATATAAATATAATGTAAATCAGATTAAAGAAGGTTTTGAAAAAAGAAATGAATTATACGATGCAGTATATAAAGGCGATGTGGAAGAACTTATTGATGTTATAGGGGGTAAAAAAAAAGTTAATAAAACAATAATGAGTAGGAATGTTTTAAAGTGGTTTCAAAAACATATATTTGATTATTTGTATTATTTATCGGGAGTTATCGTAGTATTAGCGTACATGATTTCTACACAGACTACAGTAAATGATAAGGATGCAAATGCAGTTAGTGCGATGTTATCGTCGAATTTCGATAGAGCATCAGTAAGTGTAATGAAAAATGAATAAGTTTAATATTTTATAAAGTAAATAAAATATTAAAGAACTGGGATATAACTAAGTGAATTATTTTCATACATAGTTACCTGGAATGCATCATTATATCCTTCTACATAGACGGAATCTCCATTATATAGATTATCACAACCATATTCATTAGTACAACTTTTTCCATTATGAGTAATAGGTAATCTAATACTATTATTTTTATCACTCATAGTGTAAAATTGCCATTTATCCCTAGATGAGAGCAAAGATTTACCCATTAAAGGGAGAATAGTTTCTGCACCATTTATTCTAGTAAGTATTCCAACTTGTCCGTAATTAGATTCTCCACCTTGCGTACGTTGATTGATTGGAACATTTAAAATGGGTTTCAAGGGAGGGTTAAAAGGATTATCTAAGCTGCTATTTTGAGGTACAGTAATATTAGGCGGTGAGTTTTTAATAACAATGGGTTGCAAAGTATTTTTTTGTTGTGAATATAAAAGATAACACAATGCTAAAATTAAAAATATAACAATTATAAAAGTAATATTTTCAATACAAAAAACACCGGGTGGACATTTTTTTGGCATATAATATAAGCAAATTTTTTTTATTATATTAAATTATATTTTTTTGTCTTTAAGGGATTTTAAAGTTTTTTGTATTCCTTCAAATTGTTCAGTATCAAATCCATCTAACATGCCAGTGACATTTTTAAGTAGCGGTCCCATGGCTTTCATCGATTCTGCTAATTTTCCTTGACGTTTAACTAATTTTTGCGTATCTCTAGTCATAGCTTCAATTCCATCTTTACCAATGATGGAATCTAATTCTTTGTATTGTTGTTCCATTGATTTAGTTTTATCTAAAGCAGGAGCAACACCATAACCAGTGAAAGCATCAGAATCATCTTCCTCCTCTTCTTCTTCTTCTGCTTCTTCTTCTTCTTCTGCTTCTTCTTCTTCTTCTTCTTCGTCTTCTTCGCCCTCATGTTCCATACCTTCCTTTGTTTTTCTAGCAGTTAATCCTTCAACAATCATATATTGTGTATTTCCTAATATATTAGTAATAAGAATACCAGTAAGTAATATTACCACATGATTTTTATTAAAGAAACTAGTAACATATGAAACAAGAGTAAATAAAGCAACTGAATTAAAATCATTAAGATTAACATATCCAAATACATTCATAGCTGTTATAAAATACACTAAATATAGTAAAACTTTACTATTTAAAATCTTTTTAATTCCTGCGGGAAAGTTCATTATATATATATATCACGCAATAAAATAAAATAATAAAGTATATTTATTATTTTATAAATTTTTCTTTGTTTTGCTAGAGTATTTTTTTCTTATATTAGATGTTTTTTTAGCGCGCCCTGCCTTTTTTGATTTTGATGTTTTTTTTCTGCTCCATATCCAACCACCTTTTTTATTTTTGTTATTTTTTTTATATTTTTTAACCATTTATATATTATATATTTATTTTAATTGACTTAGTTTTTTAATAGTATCTTGAACCGTAAAAAGTTCTCTAAATATATCGTCTTTTTGTTTATCTATATGTGATAGTTGTTCTTTATCATATTTATCGTCTTCAAGTATTTCATCTAAATGGTTAATAATAATTACAAGAGCTTTTTCTTGAGCTATTTTTTCATTTAATTTTAATTCAAAATATTTTTTATATTGATTAAGAACGTCTTTTAAATAAATATTACTATCACATGATGAGGAAATTTGTTTATATTTATCTATACTTTTACTTTCATCATGTTGTATGAGATTTAATAATTTATGAATATCTTTGTCAGTATCTGCGATAAATATAGCCATAAGTATGATATATATATATAATATTATTAAAAAATTAATACGTACAAGTAATAAGTTTTAAAATTTAATATATAATTAATAATAACTAATAATTATTTTATTGAAGAAATATAAAAATCTATATCTATAATATTTAAGAATGTCAAAGGTGGTTTCTGAACCATTACTTACGGAAGAGCAAAATCGCTTTGTACTTTTCCCTATTACGCATCAAGATATATGGGCAATGTATAGAAAAGCAGAAGATAGTTTTTGGAGAACCGCGGAGGTAGATTTATCTAAAGATTTAACGCATTGGAATAAATTAACTTCAGATGAAAAACATTTTATATCAATGATATTAGCTTTTTTTGCAGGGTCAGATGGTATAGTAGTAGAGAATTTGGGAACAAGATTTATGAATGATATAAAGGTTAGTGAAGCACGTTCTTTTTATGGGTTTCAAATAGCGATGGAGAACATACATAGTGAGATGTATTCTATACTAATAGATACTTACATAAAAGATAAAGATGAGAAATCAAAATTATTTAATGCATTAGAGGAATTTCCTTGTATTAAAAAGAAAGGTGATTGGGCCTTAAAATGGATTAATGATAAGAGAACTTCATTTGCCATGAGATTAGTAGCCTTTGCTTGTGTAGAAGGTATATTTTTTTCAGGTGCATTTTGTAGTATTTATTGGTTAAAGAAGCGTGGTTTAATGCCAGGGTTGACATTTTCGAATGAATTAATTAGTAGAGATGAGGCACTTCATACTGAATTTGCAGTGCTATTATATAAAAAATTAATTAAGAAAGTTAGAAAAGATAAATTTTATGAGATAGTGAAAGAAGCAGTTGAAATAGAAAAAGAGTTTATAACATCTGCATTACCATGTCGTTTAATAGGAATGAATGATATAATGATGTCACAATATATAGAATTTGTCGCGGATAGACTAATAGTTCAAATGGGATATGAAGCAATATATAATGCTTCAAATCCATTTGAGTTTATGGAGATGATAAGCATAGAGGGAAAAACAAATTTTTTTGAGAAACGTGTAGGAGAATACGCATTAGCTACAAAAGATAAAGAGGAAAATATATTTGATATGGATGCTGAATTTTAGATTTTAACAAAAATATGAATATATATATAATTAATTTGTATATATATTCAAAAATAATTTATATTTGAAAATTCATATGAAATCTACTATTTCTGCATCTTTTTTTTAAATGTATTTTTTCATTTATGTAATCTTCTTTAGTTATATCAATTTTTTTTAAATTTATTTGTTTTATACTATCACCTAAGCTAAAAAAATTATCTATACGAATTGTATTATTACATATTTTATATTTCAAGTCGAATATAGTTTTTATTCCAGAATTAGTTTTTTTATTCGCATTAATAGTGATGTCGTGTTCTCTGGTTGAGCCATGATAAAAATGTAGTATGGTAGGGTCATTCATTTTAAAAAAAACACTTCTATCTATTTTTAATTTATGTTTCAATGCTCTACTTTGTAAAATATTGTCTTCATACCCCCATGTCCAAAAGTTAGGAAATCCATTAATTAATTTATAATCATGGCCTGTAATAGAAAGCATTCCTCCAAGTAAATGTTTAAAACCATAGAAGTGTTTAATAATTCCTCTTTGTGTTTTATAATCTATAATATTCTTGGTATATGGTAAGCAATCAACATCATTAAATACAAAAGTAATATCTTGGTAATTATTTTTATATTTATCCATCATTGCCATAAATCCAATATTTTTAACAGCTCCTCTATTAAAAGGTCTATCATCATTTTGTTCTGAATAATATATTTCCCATGTATTTTCAGGTAGGTCTTCTAAAATGTGTTTGATATGTTTATCAAAAAAAAATTTATGTTGTTTTCTATCTCTATAAGGAACTATAAATATAATTTCGGGTATCATATACATATTGATAAATATTATTTTTCAACATACTTTGTGTATATGGATTTTGGTATTAAAATATCTTCAATTTGTTCAAGTTTTTTAAAACATTTATTTATTGTTACTTCGCTAATAGAAGTTACATCATTAACATCTTTTTTGCTTATATGCAAACTACATAAATGTGATACAAAATATATGATTCCTGCTGCGATAGAGTGAGGTGTGTTTTCTGGTATTAGATTTTTTTGTTCTATTTTTAAGGCGATGAACTGACAAAGTTTTGTAAGTTCTTTATTTATGTGTAATGGACTACAAAATCTCTCAATAAATGCATGTGGTTTAGTTTTGCAATATTTAGTTTTATCTTCATTTTCTTCGTTATTTTCTATAATATTAATTATAAATACTGCATTTTTACAACCTTTTGTAGCACTAGAAGGGTCTAAATTAAACATATTAGCTATTTCTCTGGCAGTTCTTGGATTATTATTGATTCTACAAGAAACATAAATAGAGGCGGCTATTATACCATCTCTATTTAATCCTCTAAATGTTTTTTGCTGGGATATTTTTTTGTGATATCTCATTGCATCATCAATTATTAATTTAGGGATACCGGCATTACCTGCCATTTGAGCAATTCTAGATATTTCATCGTATAAAGCTTTTTCATGATAAGGCATTGATTGCCATTCTGTATATCTTCTAATTTTTCTCATTTCATAGCTTGATTTACCATTTAGAACTATTTTACACCCGTATGATGATTCGTGTAATAAAGGATTTATTGGCATTCCACATCTAGTTGGATCACTTGATGCATTATCATCCGCCCCGTAAAATCTCCATTCAGGAGTCCGGTCTAATGTTTTTTTAATGATTCCACACGCTGTATTTGTACATATTAAAAATCCTTCGCAATTATAAGATAGAGACGAGGAACATGATTCACATTTATATAATGAATCATCTTCTGAGGTTGTTTCATGAATGTCTGTTTGTGAATTATCTTTTTCAAAAATACATTTTATATTATCTGTTTCCATAATATTGTTAAATTGTTCCCATATTTTTGTATTATCTTTTTTATGTGTTTTTTTTTTTGTTTTCGGTACAATTCTAAACATTAATTATTAATCTAATTAGTTATTTTTAATTCAATTTTTTTAAATATTATATGTAATAAATTATATATGGGAATAGTTCAGTCAAAAAAAGATCTTATGACCGATAATGATTTATTAACATTATTGGATTTTATGTCAAGTAAATATTTATTATCGTCTATGTATGAAGAGATGACTAACTTAAAAGATCCTAAATATTGTAATGATTTAGTAATTATAAGTTCTGATTTATTAGATGAAAATTTTACATCTAAAGAAATAGATTATATTTATTCAAAAAAAGTAAGTAGTAAACCAGATAAATCTCTTAAAATAAGTGAAAATATAAAATATTTAAAAGAAG